GTATCTTTTTGTAAAAGATAAGCAGTTACGAAACCAGGAGACTTGTTACCAAGGTCAGTAAATACAGGGTTACCAGAACCTTGACGGATGCGACCGATGAACTTAACATCGTTAGCAGATCCATCTTTCTTAGATCGGTAAACGTTGTAGTACTGAGCACCTGAAACAGCGGTGATAGTCAACGTAACACCGTCACCATCTGTAGCAACAGTATGGGCAACAGCACCAGAAAGCGCTGACTCACCACGCATACTGACAGCGGTAACCTTGTACTGGTAAACACCGGCGTCAAGCAATGATCCAGCATTCAATACAGCAGCAGCAGTAGGAGCAGCAGGAGCAGCAGGGCTTCCAGCGCGGCTACGAGCAGGCTTTGTCTTACCAGCCAAGAATCGGCTAGGCTCAAGTGCGATAGCACCTGAAGAAGTCCACTGTTGACGCAAGTTAGCACCTGAAGCTTCTTGAGCAGATCCAGCAAGAACGATACGCTCTTTAGCGTGTGCGATCTTGTTGTAAGCTGACAAGCTGATTGGGTCAAGGTGGAGAGCGTCAGCAGCACCCATGTTCATTGCAGAACGAACTGCAGCGTCTTCGATGATTGACTGAGTAAGCGCGCCATTTACTGCCAAAACGACAGACTGGTCAGATCCAAACTCAGCAAACATCAAATCTTGAGTGTTTGATTGGTCATCAGACTGACGAATTTGCTGATCAATTCCAACCATGTTTGGTACTTGCGCAACAGCCAATGGGTTACCATCAAAAACACCAGCATTTGAGAAGTGTGCTTGACCGTGGAAGATATCGAACTCAATGTCACCAGCCAATTTCTTGGTAGCATCATCAGCAGCTCGGTCTTCAGCTTTAACACCGTCAAAAGCTCCGATCATGTTGGCAGCAACAGTTACTCGTCGAGTAGTGCTGTAGTATGCCATCGGAACTACGGCTCGTACATACGAGCTAGTGTCTTCTTCACCGATTCCGCCTTCAAATTGGGCAGAACCACCGAAGATTCCGTAGTCAAGCTGTCTGTTGAATTGGATCAACTGAGACTTAGCGTCTTTCACTGACAGAGACTTTTGCATTTTAATATGCTGGTCTCCGAAAGTTACGTTATGCATTACCGGAGAGAGGTCCTCAACTTGCAACGCAGCACCTTGCACGAGCGTGCTAGGAGCAGCGTTTTGAGAGCCTGCCTCCAATGCCTTCATTAGTGATTGCAGATTTTCTGTAAGCATTTGTTTGCTCCTTTTTTCTTTACTGCTTTAGCAGGTGAGCGATTTTGTCGACACCAGCATTGGTTAAATAAAACGAGTTAATTGCTGCTCGGTCTTGGGCAGAAGTTTTAGGATCTTGAGCTTTTTTGGTCAAGATTGAATCAATCTCAGACTTAGTAAGCTGTCTTTCCTGACTTCCTTCTTCAGACTTTTTCACAAACTCGATGTCTGTGATGGCCTTGCGAGCTGGGGCCTGTTTTTTAGTCACATAAGTATTAATAGCGGCAACAAGTCCTTCAATGTTTTTCTTGAGTTCTTCGTTTTCTTTCTTAATACTTTCTAGCTCAGACTTAAGAAGAGTAGATTCTTCAGAAGACTTCTGCTCTTCGGCTTTGACTTCTGGCTGTTTTTGAGAAGACTCTTCAGATTTAGCCATCTGAGTCATTTCTCCACACTTAGCCATGTAGCATTTCTCGACAGCGTCTTTGTGAGCCTTTAACTCACCTTTAGACATAGAGCTATACATTTTGTGCATTTCTTCCATGTCTTCGTCGTCGTAGCCGTGAGCTTCGTCGTCTTCTTCTTTCTTTTCTTCGTCCTTTTTTTCCTCAGCTTTTGGCTCATCTTTCTTTTCTTCAGACTCTTTTGCCTCAGCTTTTGGTTCTTCCTTGGACTCTTCTTTTTTCTCTTCTTCTTTGGCTTCTTCTTCAGATTTAGCCAAGAGCTGAGCTGCTTCTTGCTCTGACTTCATGAGATTCATGAACTCAGATTCAAGATCTGCGACCATTGCTTGAAATTCTTCTTTGCTATAGGTCTTTTTTTCCATCTCAGCCTCCTTAAGGGTTTGTATTAATTACGCGCCCTTAGTAGGCCATCTTAACCAGTCAAGCTCTAATGCAGCAGAAGCGGCGTCAACGTTAGCAGCAGTAACTGCGGTACCGTTGGCGATCTCCTTAACTTGGATTTTTACGCCAGACTGAACAAGCTCGAACATAACTTTTGCAAGGTCTAAACGCTTAACAAAAGCTTGGTTACCAGTATCAAGCTCATAAGCCAGCTCACAAATGTGAGGTGCGTAAGCTTTAAGGTCATTTCCAAAAATGTCTTTGGAAATTGCATCAATTTGCTTGATGCGGATAAAAATTACAGGCTGTCCAGCAGCTTCGTTTCCGTTGTCGGAAAGAACGATGAATGGATACCCCTGAGAGTCTTTTGCTTCTCTTACCGTATCAACAAAACCAGCAGCAGAACCTTTAGTTCTGATTTTTAGGTCTTCAGCCAATCGACGTAAGAGAGCGTCAGCTTTAGCAAGATTTTTAATTGCCATCTTGTAGCTCCTTTTTGCGTGTTATATAGGCAGGCACCACGCCAAACCTATGGTTACAATGTAATTATTGCCGCCCGAAATAAAAAGTGCGTGATTTCAACTACTTAACATTCAATTTTCATAAAAACCACTATTTTAAGCTATTAATACAACTATTTCATAGCCTCTGCGATAATCTTTAAGGAGAAGACCGCTCGGAGAAAATGATGAAAGATTTTAAGCCTCTCGGAACAATGATCCATGGAATAGCTGCATCTGAACATTTGGACAGTTCAGGCGAAAGAATTTCTATCCGTGGCCTTGATATCTCCTCACTTCCTGTCGATGGGGTTTTTAACTGGGAACACAAGAACGACAATTCCTTTCAAATCGTTGGTAAGATATTGAAAGCAAAGAAGATTTTTAGCGAAGAAGATTGCGAAGATGAGCATGAGCTTTACTTTTGGCAGAAGGCTCAGGCTCCGTATGTTTACGTTATGGGAGAGCTTTTTGACGGGATGGGACACAAGGCGGCTGCTGAAGTTGCTGCAATGGTCCGATACGATTCTGCCTCTCGCAAAGCTGGTCGTCCTGGTAAAAATGTTATCAATTTTTCAATCGAAGGCTCAAAATTAAATAAGGAAGGCCAAGAAATTCAAAGATCTTTGGGACGAAAGGTTACCATCACAACTGCGGCCTGTAATAAGGTAGCGGTTGCCGAAGAGCTTAAGCCTGGCAGTGAGCCTAACGAAAATTTGGATTTTGCAAAATCTGAATCCGGAGTTGAAATCATGCAAAAAGACGCAAAAATCCTTAAATTACCAACACTTGGAACTTCGGCTCAGAAACCTGCACCCACTGCAAAGCCTAAAAAACTTCCTTGGTGGGCAGAGTCTCAGGCCGATGTTGATAAGTTTAAAGAAAAAACAAGACAGCTAGACACTGAAGATAGACAGAAAAGAATGGGTTTTTCAAAACCCAAACTAACACCTGCGGTCCCAGCTACTCCGACCATGTCCTCTGGTCCTGCCAGTTTAAAAACAAACAAACTGTTTGACCCTCAAAGAAGTGGAAAGATCGACTATAAAGGGGTGAAAAAAGCTTTGACAGCCGGTTCTGGTCTTTCTGCACCTTCTGCAAAAATTGGCGGAGAAGCCCTGGTTTCTGAGGGTATCGAAAAAGATATCCAAAAACTACCTAGCTTTGCAAAATTCTTAAAGTTTATCCAAGATAAGTATCCTGGCATGTCTAAAGATGAGACAGAAGCTATGGCTAAATACTTTACAGCTAGATCTATGATCAAGGCCGAAGAAGCCCTTGAGAAGATGGCTGGCGAAGATCTAGATAAATCTAAAAATGTTCGCGAACAAAGAAAAAAAATCTTTGGCACCGACGCCAATGCTCCCCGTCTCTCTGACAAAAGAATGAAGATGATGCAGCAAATTAGAGATTTTGCGCAACGTAGGTTTGGTATGCCTATGGTCACCGCCGAAGGTAAGCGCGATTCTTCCGGAAAAATGCGCGAAGATAAGGATAATCAGCCAGCCTACGATGTGTTTTCTCCTGAAGGTATAGAAAAAGAAAGAAAACTTCTTGAGCAATATAAAAAGAAAGGTATCAAGAGGGTTGATCCAAAACCTGACTGGAGGTCCGGACGTCTTGAAACACAGCCATCTCCCGATGCTGCTATTCATGAGGCGGCTCATTTGTATCTTTCGCCTGAAGGTATGACACCTGCTATGTTTCAAGAACACATGGATAAACTTTGGGGCGAGTCTCAATCTAAGTACGGGCACATGCAACAAAAGAAAACTTCTGGAGAAATACAGCCTATGGCTGTTGAAAATCCAATTCGACGTGAACTTGGACTTCCAGCCAACAGAACAACCAAACCTGTAAAACAAAATGAAAGAGCATTGGACTATGAAGGAAATCGTTTTGTTGAAGGTAAAGACTCTAAAGGTAGGAAAGTTTTTTACGATAGGCAATCTAGGCTTATGACGCCAGAAACACGCGAGCGTGTAGAGCAGGTTCGTGAAGGTTCTTTAAAGTTTCACCCTGAAGTAGGCTGGTTTAAAGACAGCAGTCCTGACGCTTTGATCAATCTTCGTGGTCGTGGTAAAACAGAAGAAGCTAAAATCCGTGCGGAACAGAGATATAAACCTGCTGCTCCCAAAAAGATGGCTGCCAGCGAAAAGATTAAAACAAATCTTAAGAAGAGGTAGTTATGAAAAAGAACTCTCCATACAATATGACTACCGATTTTAATAAACAGTCAGACTATGACATGTACTCGGATTTTGAATCTGAAGATCATTCAAAGTGTGATGTCGACCATATTCATGTAGGCCCTCTTATCATTGAGTTTTGTCAGCACGATGAAGGTTCACACGTTTGTGTCTATGTTGAAGAAACAGGAGAAAAGATCGCTGAAACCGAAATCTCTGAGCACGGCATGAAAGAACATATGGATGTAATTGGTGAAAACATGCCAAAAATCTATAAAGCCTACATGGAAAAATCTCAGATGGAAAAGGCCGATAAGCCTTTCCATGGGTATAATGAAAAAAAACACTCAAAAGAAGGCGGCCTTAACGATTCCTATCGTAAGAAGTACAACCGCGAAACAGGCTCAAATCTTAAAAGACCGGTAACTGGCGATGTTAAGCCTGGCTCTAAGGCAGCAAAACGCCGAAAGAGTTTTTGTGCCAGAATGTCTGCAATCAAAGCTCCTACATCTAAAGATGGAAAATTAACTCCTAAGGGCGCAGCTCTTAAACGTTGGAAGTGTTCTAAATCTGAGGACATGGGCAAGTCTGAAAAACTTAAACAGTTTATGAGTAAAGTTGAATCGAAACGTCAACTTGAACACTATTCTCCTCAGGAAAACTTACAATCTATCGACCCTTCTTATAAGCAAACCGGTGTAGATCGTGGCGTTAAGGGTAGAGATACGAAACACCCCCATAGTTTTTACTATATAGCAGGAACAGAGCCAGAGCATATCGTTGCTTCAGTCGCTAGATCAAAATATACCGTTGAGATCCCAGAAGAAGCAAGCATTTACGATATTAGCGAAGATCCAATGGGATATGCTGAGCAGGTTCGACAAAATAACAACGGAGCTTTCAATATGGACATGATGCACGAGCTTATCAAGCAGGGTGGCCATCATGGTTTTACGGCTTCAAAGCATCCCCGAGAAGATATGAGAAACGTCGTAGCTCTTTATCACTCGCAACCAGTTAAAAAAGAAACCAAGTTGAGGTAATTATGGCAATTGAAATACGCCCTAGCGAAATTGATTCTGTAGATTCCATCGGCGATCTTGCCGGAGAACAGGTTAAACTTGTAAAAACTAAGGGAGGCCTTTATATCGCAGTTGGTCGCCCTCGTGGAAAAAAGAAAGAAGAGGTTATCGCAGCAGGCTCACACCCTGCTATTGTCAGATACAACATCGAGAAATCTTTTTCTGAGTTTCGGCCTTCTATGATGAAAAGCGAATCTGGTGAAGAAAGCCTTGTTGCCGGAATGACCGACCTGTTGCCATTGAAGATGCGAAGCAGCGGTTACGATCTTTACGTCGTAAAGAAGTCTAATGAAGTCGATTTTATCCTTACTAAATCTCAGATCGAAGTTTTAAGATATAATGGACATCTTGTTGATTCAGATCTTGTTGTTTCTAAAACAGATAAACTTATAACTAACGACCTTGTTCCTGCTGTCTCGGCGGTGAGTTCTGCGGCTGCAATGGTCGCTATCGACGAGGGTAAGACAGGGATTGTTACAGGTGGGAAACGCTACGATCCAAAATCTGTCTTAAAGAAATCATGAGCGTAAAGATCTTTTACAAGGACGGAAAGACCAAAGATTTCACCGAAAACGAGTGTGTTGTTGCCCAGCTATCTAACGCTTCTATCGTTAAGATCGAGGTTGATAATACACAAAAAGCAGACTGTTTTCTTTCGGCTGTCTGCGACATTCCAAGCTACCTAGTTTTGCCCCCTGTAGAGATACAGGTGGACCATAAAAATACGATAGTCGGGGCACGGATTGCAAGAAAAGCCAAGTGCGCTTCAAAGCGTGCAGCTCTTACATGGTTGGTAAAAGAGATCGTAAAAAACCAGGCCAACCTAGAATCTCGACTTAATGATATTATCCTTACGATAAGGGAAAAACACAATGCCTAAGCGCGCACCCAAAGGAAAACAACTGGATACGATTTCGAGAGAGGGAGATCTCTTCCAGGGTTCGTTTGACCTGAGAAAACAGGACCAGTTTGTCACGTCTTTAGGTGTGCAATTTTTACATTATAAAGCTCTTCCCTCTCCGATAGGATTGAAAGATAAAGGAGATTACCGTCGTTCTGACGGTATTGACACAATTAGTTCAAACGGCTTTATCTATAAAAAAGCAGGTTGCTTTACCGCTACAATGGTTGGAAACTCAGGAAGAAGAAAGTCCTCAGACGGCGGCTTTTTAGACGAATCTACTGCCAGAATAATCATGCCTAGGTTTTACGATAAGGGCCAAGAAGTCGCCGGTGGCGACAGGATTTATCTTAGTCCAGGCGACCGTGTTTACATTGCAGACCCTAATGCAGATGTTCTTGTTCCAAATTTCCAAAGAATGGATTATGAGTTCGATCAAGATAATCGCCCAATGTTTCCCATTTGCAGAATGGAATATATTGAAGATAGCCAAGGTCGAGTTTTTCAAGAAGGTGTAGATTTTACAATAACTACAGCCGGCGATATACGCTGGGTCCCTGGAGGAAGTAACCCTGGAATTGACCCAGATACTAAAAAAGGCAGAATTTATTCTGTCAGATACCTGTATAAAGCGTTTTGGTATATCGTACAGATACCTAATGAGGTAAGAATTACAAACGTAACAAATGGTGAAGTTAGAGCACCTGAAAGAATGGCCTCTCATGCGGTCATCCAACGTGAATACGTTTACCAAAATCAAATAAATTCAAAAACTTCAAATCTAAAACCTGAAGAAAAACGAAGGACTAGAGAAGAACCAACCGAAAGTATAGCTCCAAATGCAGCCCAAATTAGGGTAAACATGGGAGATATCGGCGACGGGGACGATCAGTAGCAATCTTTAGGATGAATAGTAGGAGCTTAAAATGGCTGTAGAAAAACCAGATAAAAAGATTAGACAAATAGATGGACGAGCTATCGAAGACCCACTAAGCATAAAAAACTTGGTTTATAACGAGGCTTCTGGTGCGTATAAAAGTATTGAGATTGGACCCTTTTTAAAACCGATTAGAATCGGCGCCAACTCTTGGACCACAGACGCTACCACCGCTCGGGGCGTTAGAAAAGGTTCTGTAATAGCAATTTACAACAATTCGGGAACATTAGGGGCTATTACCTGTGGCGATTCGCCTTCTATGGCAGCTTTGGCTGCTGGCACTACGGACTCAAATGGGAATGTAGGTATCCCATGCCCACCTAACTCATGGACCTACATATCAACAAATACCAAGACGTTCATCAGGACAACAGCGGCAGCTTTGCTAACTTTTGTAGTTGAAGACGAAACTTATATCAGCTCTCAGAAACAAGGTTAATAATGACCTATAAACCTCAAGCTATCATTTTTTTGAAAAAAACTTTAGGTGAAGACGGCTTTGAGGAGCTTAACAAGGTAGAGCTATATAAAAAAAAGACCAATACGGTCTTAGACCCTGAAGAGATTAAAACGGCTCTTCAGATTGTACCGAGAACAATTCTAAGTTTTTTACAAAAAGAACTTGGAGAAATGAAGGAGAACGAAGGAAAGGAAATCAAAATTCCGATAGAGCCCGAGGCTTTTTTGAGCGTCACTAAATTTGCAAATGACGTCTACTCTGGAGAAATCCGGCAAAAAAGCGAGATCGTAAGCTCATTTAAATATCGGTCCTTACCTGGGGTCGGTCTCGTCATCATGTCGGCTTTCGAGTTATACGACATTGATGATCTTAGCCGCATGGGTAAGCAATCTTCTTCCGATCTTTTGGATCTTGAACGTGTTCAAGACATCATAGATGAAAAGCTTAGGCTTAGAGATCTTGTGTCTAAAGTTGTTGATGAAAAGCTTTCTCAAAGACAGGCTATTGAAGAGCTTGTTAAGATGAGGCTTTCCCAGATGCTACTTGAAAGCTCGGGTTCTTCAGAAAAGCTAAATAGCTCGCAAGAGAAGGAAGAAAAAAAGCTTACCATGGAAAAGAAGCCATTAAAACTAAAACAGTTTCTTGAAAAGAAAGCTGCAAAAGCTTCCAATCCTTCGTATGAAATTAAAATTGAAAAAAGCGAATCCGTAACCTGTCCAGATTGCGGAAATAAAATTTTTGATGAAAGTGGTTTTTCTGGATGTATCTGCTTCGGCCCCGATCGAAATAAAAAGATTCATATCAGGAAAAGTGAAACCGGACTTCAGCTTAGTTTTTCTAAGCAATGGGACCCAGAAAACATTGAAATGTTACTTGAGGTTCTCCGAGAGAGAAGAAACAGGAGTAAAAAATGAATCGTTTGTTCATAGCCTTAGATGGAGATAACGCAGGGCAGCACATCGGACAAGCTGTTTTGATGGATGACGTTCAGATGCTGCATGATATGTCAAGAAAAATTGACGCAGGAAGCAAAGCTGTGAAAGACATGATACTTGCTTTGGGCGGACAGATTATTAGTTCTGGCGGAGATGAGCTGACTGCAATTTTAGATCCTGAGCATGAATCAAAAATAGAAGAAATGCGAGAAAAATACAAAGAGATTACAGGATTTTCTGCCTCTGTTGGCTTAGGAAATAGCTTAAGCCAAGCTGGAAAGGCCTTGATTGCCGCTAAGCTCACCGGAAAAAACAAATCTGTTCGATATGACCAATCAGTTGAGGACGCACTGAACGAAGCTCATGAGGCGGCTCGGGCCGGAACCGCTAATGAAGAACAGCAAAAAATGGATGATCACTATATTCATGCAATTGCAGAGGACCAACAGGCCCCAATAGACGAAGAAATGCCTCAAGATGAGGATTCTGAATTTTACGAAGAATCTCCAGAAGATATGATGCAATTACCTGAGGGTATGGAAGATTCTTTGCCAGAAGATGAGATGGTAGATGAAGACGTCGTTCCTGACGGAGAAATTCCTATGGATGATGACGAATACCAAGATCAGTATGACGAATACCAAGATCAGTATGACGAATACCAAGATCAGTATGACGAATACCAAGATCAGTATGACGAATACCAAGATCAGTATGACGAATACCAAGATCAGTATGACGAATACCAAGATCAAAATAATGAAGATGCAGAGTCTGATGGAGAATTTCCAGTTGATTTAAATGAAGATCAGTCTGATATAGAAGAAGACTTCATGACTGAGGATGAGCAATCAGAACCATCTGAATTTGAACAAGAGCCGACTATCGCTCTTGAGGGTGAGGATGTTCTTGATGAAAATCAGGAAGATCCAAATGCTGAAAAAGCAGACCCTGAAATGGCGACAGAAGAAGACAGTATTGATGCGGACCTTGCAGATGCTGACGTTAACGAAGATATTCTACAAAGAATCGCCGCAAATCTTGATGCTTTTAAACAAAACAAAGAACTTATGGACCAAATCAAAGAAGCTAAACCGGAGCTTTACGCTTCCATGTTGGGGCTTCTTCATAACATGATCGAACTTGCTAAGATGATCAGTCCTGACGCTGTGTCACCAGAACAGGAAGAAGAGATGATCGATGTTCCTTCTGGGAATATCCCTCAACAACAGCAGTTGGAGCAGCAACTCCCAAAGCAGAACGGCTGACAGGGATAGGCACGCGACGCCTGCCAGCCAAACAAACGACACGTCATGTCGCCAAACCGGAAAAACCCGAAGGTTTCGTCACAAACGATGGTCGCATAAAAGTTGTTGATAATCAAACCGGAAGAATGAAATATGTAGATGCAAAAATTGGAATGTTATTGGATAATGGTGGCGACATTACTCACGAGAGGTACTAATGTCAAATCTTAGATTTTTTGTAAACGCCGAAGCAATTGCTCAGGAATTTGGCGAGCTTAAAAAAGAAATCGAAGAAGCTATTACCCAAGGCGTAAAGCAAGTGGCATCTATGACTTATGCCAAAACACAAGAGCTTGCATCTGAAAAACTGCACTCAACTAGACAGATATATTTAGACAATCTTGAATTTCAAGAAATTGAAAATGGCATTTGGGTTGTGAGTCTCGATCAGCCTGCCCTTTGGATTGAAGAGGGAAGAAAAGCTGGCGATATGACGGAAGATCTGCTCAGAAAGAACGCTAAGACAGCAAAAGACGGCTCGAAATATAAAGCAATACCTTTCGACCACGCAAAGGCTCCTAGCCAAACATCTGCAAGTGCTTTGATGTTTGTGAATCAGATAAAGTCTGAGCTTAAAGCTAGAAAGATACCCTATAAAAAAATTGAATATAACAGTGATGGCAGCCCTAGGCTTGGCAGGCTTCACACCATAAAGGATATAAGCTCCTTAAAACCCAGTGCTAGAGCATCACACGGAGCCCTAGACGGTCTTACGATATATCAACGAAAACTGCCGTCCGGTAAGGTTCGACGTGATATTATGACATTTAGGGTTGTAAGTTCTAAACATAAGGGTTCTAAGTGGATTCATCCAGGGTCTGATGGTAAGAAATTTATGGATGAAGCTTTGGAATGGGCAGAGAAAATCTTTAACGATGAGATCCTCCCTTCAATTTTGGAGAAGTATACAAAATGATCTTTGCTGGAGACGTAATCATAGCTGAGGCAATACGCCAAGGTCTAGAAGACATGAGGAAAAACCTATGGCTTCTTGATGACGTTTTTGCAAGTTTTACAAAAGAGCCTGCTTTAAAAGATAAGTACGGCCAAAAAGAGATCGACGCAGCCAAAGACTGGTTCATGAACAATAAGATCGAAGTTAATCTTCGCTACCGAAACGACAAAGATCAGTTTCCCTGTGTAACAATAGCTCTTGGAAGTTCTGCTGAAAAAGAAGACATGAAGCATCTTGCCGATCTTTCAACAGAAGTTGAAACTTTAATGCCTAACCAGATCGGAAAACCTATTCCGTACATAGTAAAACCCTTTATTCCAGATTCTTACAACCAAACAACTGGAATCCTTTCCGTACCCAAATCCGTAAAACTTAGAGGTGTTCGGGCTGGTCAAATTTTGGTTGACCCAAATACTGGAAACGGGTATATCATCCAAGAAGTAGTTTCGGGCGGCCTAAAGCTAGAACCTGATCTTGATCTTACCCTTACAAAGGCTGGTATTGTACCTAAATATCAATTTTATAAGGCAAGAAGAGAGCACACCTTTTTCCAAGAGACCTATTCGATTGGGTGCCATGTTCACGGTGATCCTGCGACCCTTCTTTGGCTCCATGCAATTGTGCTTTATACAATTTTAAGATACCGAGAAAGCCTTTTAGAGGGAAGACAGTTTATGCAAAGCTCGGTAAGTAGCAGCGATTTTATGCAGAATCCCAATTTCGAAGGCCCTGGTGGTGAAAATGTTTTTAGTCGCTATATAACCCTAACCGGACAGGTAGAAAATAGTTGGCTTAAAACGCCATTCAGAATCTTGGAAGCTGTTGAAATTGATGAGGAAACCGAAAATGGTTTTCGTTCTGGAATTAAGATTTTGTCCAACCTAAACAGCCCAGACTCCCTTGATACTGAGGATGATATTTGGACCACAATAGATGACGATAGCGAGAACGACTAGCAAGAGGCAATCTTAAAGATATGAGCAGCAATAACTTAAAAAAATCACTTTATCAGGCCTTCAAAAAGGCTTTAGGTTCTAAGCAAGGCCAAGCCCATGCTGCTCAGCATATTGTCCGAGATATCCTTGATTCAAATATGATTCCTGAGGCACCCTCTAATCGCATACCTGCTCAAAAAGAAAATGTCCTTCAAAAGGATGTATCTCCTGCCGAAATACACCAACAGAAACAAGCTCAAGCAGAAGCGCAGCTTGGAATGACCCCTAAAATGCCTAAAACACCTAAAATGCCAGCAATTAAAAAGACTGGTTATGGGGGGTTAATGGTAAATGAAGAGCAAGGTATGGAAGCTCCTGAGAAAGGTATTGGAAAGCTTAGGAAGTTCATGGAAAAAAGCTCCATAAAAAAAGCTCAAAAACAAAAAACTTCTAATTTTGAAGATGCAAATCCACCAATTAGAGAATATAGCGATGTAAAAGACGGCAAATTAGGAAGAATGCATCAAGAAAGCCTTGCAGGTGTAAAGGTTAGAAGAGGGGAAATTTCTCAAGCAAAAAAAATACACCAAGACAAGTTGGAGCAAATTAGAAACGAACCCAAAACAAAACTTCCGAAATAGTATTCGGAACTACTTGAAATCATTGGGTTTTGTATGGCGCACGAATCTTTGTGTTGAGGAGTTAAGAGTGGAACAAAAGAAGGAATACACAGCAAAAGAAGTCGCTGAGGGCATCCTTGCTAGAGCTAAGGAGTTGGCTAAAGATCAACTTCAGAAAGCCGAAATGTCTGTAAAAGAGGCTGCCAAAGAAATTAAGGGCGACAAGAAAGTCAACGAGGTTCTTCCAAAAGTAGCCCCTGATAAGCGTGATGATGTTTTAAAAGAACTGAGAATGGATAAGGCAGACCCAAGAAACCAAAACTCAGCTCAGATGGCAGAGGTTAAAGTTCCGCAGCCTAAAGTACCTGAAGGTCAACCTAAAGCTATCGCCAAACAGCCTCTTCAATTAAAAAAGTTTATGGAAAGGCGAGAAGCTAAAAAAATGGCAAAAGCCGAAGGCCGATGCTGGGAGGGTTACGAACCAGTTCCTGGTAAAAAGCCATATTCAGAAGGGTCTTGCAGAAAGAAGTAATTATGGGAAGAAAAAGAAATCCTGATAAAAAAACGACGGAGGAGATTGTGAGAGAAGCTCTTGAGAAAGAACAAACCGAGTTTCGTTCAGCTCGTCAGTCGAATTTTGAGGCACCCGTAAGTTCTCAGGATACTAGAGAGGCTTTTGCAGCTTTCTGGTCAATCGCTAAGAAGGATTATAGAAAATCAAAAGACCTTGAGGACATTCTGTGGGCTCATCTGAAAGCGTCAGGCTTTGACAAGCCTGAGCTTTTTGAAAAAGGTTTAGAACACTTTGGACTTAAGAAGTAAGTAGGAGAAAAAGATGGCAATCAGACTTACCACATCATTTATCAATACGGTTACTCCAGGGGCCTACTTCGAACAAAACGTTCGATCTACCCCTGTCGGAATTGGCGCTACAGGAGTTATTGCTATCATCGGTGAAGCCGATGGTGGCAAAGGCTTTGCAGACGAAGTTTTGAAGGACAACTTCTTCACTCCTGATCAAGTTTCTCAGGTTCAGCAAAAATATGTTGCTGGCCCCATCGTTGACGCTTTTCGTGCTTTAAGCGCACCTTCTGCTGATGCAGACATTACTGGTTCTGTAAACCGTGTTTACATCCTAAAGACGAATTCTGGCGCAAAGGCACAGGCTATCGTGGACACAAACTACGGTACCCTTAAAGCCAAAAATTTTGGAAAGAATGGAAACAAAATCAAATATAAAATTACTGCTAGCCAACTGGAAGATACTCCTACTGTTGTATCTGGAACTGTTCCAGCTTTTGGTGCCGCTCTTGACGGTGCTACTTTAGTTTTTAGAGTTAATGGCGGCGCTACTACTACTATTACACTGAGTAACGTCCCTGCTAACCACTCAAACATCGCTACTTTAGTCACAGAGCTTAACGGTTTGTTACCAACTGGCGTAACTGCTGCTGCCGGTACTGCTCCCAATACTTTTGAGATCAGCATAGATGCTGACACTGCTAACTACAGAAAAGGTTGGGGTAAAACTCTTGAGATTGTTTCTGGGTCTCTTGCTGCTCTTGCTTTAACTGCTGGACTTTATAAATCTGCTGCTGAATCTGAAATTGAAGTGTCTGTTATTCGATCTGACATTGGTTTGGATGAAACCATAGAAGCAAAAGGCCAAGTCGCATTAGAAGTTGGATATGCTGGAACTACAGCTACTCTTTCAATTTCTAACGCAAATATCTTAACTACTACAGTAACAGGCGGTACTGGTTCCAACCTTTCTATCGATATTACTCAATACGCTACAGTAACAGATCTTGCTTCTTACATCTCTTCTCAAACTGGATATACTGCTTCAGCTACAACTTTTGGCGCTCAAATGAACCCAAAAGATTTAGATAAGGTTACGAACATAGGAATCTGCGCTTCTGGTGCTTCTTTAAAACCTGGTCGAATCAAGAGATCCTTAAAAAACTTCAAAGACGCAATCGCTACAAGCTCTGCTGTTGAGTTTACTGCTACGGACAAAGAAGGTCTTCCATCTCCTATGTCTGCTTACGTTTTCTTAAGCGGTGGAACTAAAGGCTTTACTACAGGAGCAAACATTGTTGACGCTTTAACAAAACTTGAAGGTATTGCAGTTAACTTTGTTGTCCCTCTTTTTAGTCGAGACGCTACTGCGGACATTGCAGATGCCTTGACTGAGTCTGGTTCTACTTATACGATCGACGCTATCCATGCTGCTACTAAGAGCCACGTTCTTAAGATGAGCACAGCTAAGCTTAAGAGACACCGCGTAGCTATGTTATCTTTCAAAGGTAACTACGCTGACGCTGAAGCAAAAGCCGCTTCTTTAGCTAGCTACCGATGCTATTTAACATTCCAAGACGTTGATCAAATAGATTCAAAAGGTGAAAAGCAAACTTTTGCACCTTGGTATTCTGCTTGTATAGCTGCTGGAATGCAGGCTGCTGGTTTCTATAAATCTTTTACAAATAAACTAGCTAACGTAATTGCTTACAAAGATCCTGCTGGTTTTGATAGTGGTTCTCCTGGTGATGTTGAAAAAGCTCTTCTTGCAGGCCTTCTGTTGTTGCAATCTGCTACCGCTGGAGTTAAGTGGGTAAGTGACCAGTCAACATACGGAATCGATTCGAACTTCGTATACAACAGCTTACAAGCTGTTTACGCTGCTGACGTTCTTGCTCTTGACTTAGCTGAAAGCTTCCAAACTCAATTTGTTGGAAAATCTTTGGCTGACGTCACACGGGCCGACGGACTTGCTTTCTTGGCACAAAAGATGGACATTTACCGACGAATCAAGCTTATCGCGTCTAGCGACGACGCTCCTCTCGGTTACAAAAATGAAGACGTGACTATTAGTGGGCCAACCATGACTATTAAGGTTGAGATCAAGCTCGCTACTACCATCTTCTTCATCCCAATCTCTATAGATATTAGTCAGGTCGAACAGGCTGCATAAGGAATTAGGAGTATAAAATGGCAAAGACACTTACAGGTCCCAGGGCAGTAGTCAGCGTAGACAATCAGGTCGTTGGGCTTTTTGAAAGCTGTACATACGGAGTAAATATTGGAACTGAACCCATTCATATTTTAGGTAGGTTTGGGCCAGATGAAATCGCCCCCGTAAGCGCCGAGGCTGTCACTATCAACTGTTCCGGTTTCAGAGTTGTTGATCAGGGCGTACACTTGCTTCCAAAAATGCCAAAACTCCAAGATCTTTTAAATCTTGGACCTGTCAGCATCTCCATTCGAGATCGCCAAACTGGAAAGCTGATCATGAACGCCATCGGTTGTATTCCCAACAGCTATAGCACAGGCGTAAATGCTCGCGCTACGTCTAGAATTTCAGTAACATATATTGGACTGAAGGTGACAGACGAGTCAGGTGACCAAGAAGAATCGGGCGCAACAAGCCTTCCTTAATAATTTTAAATACTTACAGGTATTTTAATAAAGCCCCTTTTAGGGGCTTTATTTTTTATGTTGGAGCTATTTCTGCAGATCCTAATTTCCCAATCGTGATAATATAGCTATATGCCAACAAAAAACACCCATAGATCAAATAGAAAAACATATATCTGATTTTGACTACAAAACAACCCTATCTGATTTTTCAAAAATAAATACCATTTCACAAAAAATGGACACCCCCTTTAGGGGGTGTGGTGTGCATATCAAAGTTTGGAGAAAACAAGACTTGAGACCTTTTCAAGGTATTCTTCTAGAGTGCCACGGTTCTCGATAACGGCGTCAAACTGCTGATAGTCATCCAGGTCGCGTTCTGAGGGGTCGCTAGAAGGGGATTCGTCAAAACGGTTAATCCTGATTAACAAGGACTTCTGGCCGATGGCGTTAGCGTACCCTCTGATCTGAGAAGCCTCAGACTTGTATCTAAGATCTGAAATAACTACCAGATCGCCTGGCTTAATTTGACTTAAAGCTCTGCTTGTCCAATACGCCGCATTTACACTGCGCTTAACTGAGCCTTCAAGGATAGCTAAAGCCCTAGGTGTCCAGTAAAGCTTTCCGTTCCCGTCCGCCTTGAATTCCTTTTGAAGGAAATCGGCGATCATCTTAGAAAAGGCGTCCTGAGGGGCTACGGGATATTGGAACAAGGGGGCCTCTTTTAGGTTTTGGTCATCCAGAGAGCTTCTGGGGATATCATACTGCTCCGCAACCATATCTTTTAGGGTATTAGCAAACGAAACCTTCTTAAATTTGAATTCATTGACCAATAGGTCTGAAGCGGCATCCTTGCCCGATCTTTTCCAAGCTGATAAACCGATAATCAATTTGAACCTCCTGCAATATATGATATCTTATCATAGACAGTAGAGGTGGTCAAAGGCAATCTTTAAAGAGTAGACCATAGGAGTATTCCGTGAGACTTTCAGCACAAACTTTGAAAAATTTTCAAAACGTTAACTCTTTTCAGAAGTCTTCTGAGTGGACAATTAGACATGATGAGCCTAATACCCTCTATTTTCAGCTCATTGATCTTGACCAAGACGGATTGAGATATATCCCTACAGGAGCAAGTCCTTCTGTTCAGGTTGTTTTCCCAGCGGTAAACCCAGACAACGTTATCACAAAAACAGCAACCGCAGCCTCTACTCTCGATGGTTCCCTATGGAAAGTAGACCTTCTGAGTACAGAAAAACCAAGCTCAGGAAACGTTCAATTTATCCTTACCGAAGGCGGCGTCACAAGACGTTTTGTTGTGTTACAAGGTCTTGTTGTGGAAATGTTTAATCAGGGCGGATGCTAATGGCTGATTACACAAAAACAAAAGCTATAAACACAAAAACCTATCCTGTTCAAGCAAATGGAACATCTGGCCTTCTTTCCAGGGTAGAGCCTCTTCTTACTCCTGCAAAGCTAAAAAGCAGATACTTAAAAGGTATTCTTGAAAAACTTCCTGCAGGCGTAAGCTATTCAAACGACGAGCTTAAAGATCAGATCAACCTTGCGATCAATGAAATTGAGATCGAGCTTAAAGTTCCAGTTTTTGCTGAGCAGTTTGTTGAAAGGCTTCCTTTCCATTATAATGATTACAAGTCATATATTCATTTGAGATCAAATGCAGGGCCTATCATTTCTATCGAACAGCTTGCGATTGTTTCTGCTAATAGGGAAAATATTTTCGAAATCCCATCAGAATGGATTGATACAGGAAACTTCCACCAAAGACTTATCAATGTTGTTCCTTTGCTTGCTGCTTACGGAGTCAACTCTGTAACAGGAGCCGTTGGAAATGCAGGTATTGCTTTTTTAACTGTTATGGATGGTCTTCAATGGGTTCCTACCTACTGGCAAATTACTATTACTGCCGGCCTTTCAAAAGATGCAGGTCAGGTTCCTATCGTTGTTAACAACCTGATTGGAATATATGCTGCGTTAAATATTTTAAGCAGTATCGCGCCCAATAATTCGAACACTTCGGTCAGCATCAGCCAAGACGGTATCGGTCAGAGTTCTTCGAATCCTGGTCCTGCTATCTTCCAAACTCGAATTAACGAGCTTCAACTTAAAAAGAAAGAAATCTTAAAACAGCTCCAAAGATTGATGGGCCAAAAGATGTTTGTAACAACTATATAGGAGAGGTATGAGACATCTGATTAGTCAGCCACATATCATCTTTTCGGTTGAGAATTCTCCTTATCCAGATAAGGTTCAGGTTCCCTTTGCGCACGAGGAAGCCATACAATTTTTAAAACAAAATGTTTCTGGTGGAAAAGTTTATTCTCTTGATGGCCATTATGGCAAGCCTGAAAAATCTATTCTGATTACCGACCCATCTGACGAACAAAAAGAAGCCGCTCGCACCCTTGCTCACATGACGGGGCAAGAATCTCACATTGAATCTGACGGCTACACACATAAAATGATCTACAACCACGGCCCCAATTCTGGCAAGGTTGTAATGGGTCAAGGTACAGAGTTCCATCAGGCAAAACCTAAAGATATGTATTCGGTTTTACCGGATGGCTCAACTTTTACTCATAATTTTAATTTTGCAGAACCTTTCAAAAAAGCTCGTATTGATGAGGGAAAGAGTCCTGAAGAAAAAAGATCGGCCAGAGCAGAAAGACAAAGCTCTTGGGAAAAAGAAAATTACGGCATGGCATCTGGAGCTTCCAAGAACAGAGAGATCGCAGGATTCATGCACCGAGCAAAGCTTCGCCAAATAAGAAATTCGCCTATTCCAAAACTTCCAAAATCTGAAAAATCCAAACCCAAATTTGAACCTCTTATGAAGCCTTATAGCTCAGAAGCCCAAAGAAAATGGGCTCATACCAAATCTGGCATGAAGGCTCTTGGTGGAAAAGAAGCTGTCAAAGAATGGGACAAACAATCCAAGGGTAAAGATTTACCTGAGAAGATCGAGAAGATGTCTCGTCCTCGCATTACGTTTCCAAACCTTAAACAAGTCTCAACCAGACCTGACCAGGATGTTCAGCTTATCGAGACTGGAAGACAAAAAGATCTTTATGGAAAAAAGGTTGCAAACGCTGAGTATGGCGGAAAGCCGCTAGAAGGAAAAACAAGACTCAAAGGCTCAAGCAGGGTGCTCAACAACACAAGTGAGCTTATTGATGCTTACGGAAAAAGAGTAGCTGGCAAGTTTGACAGAAACACTCTTGGTCTAAATCATCAGACTCCACGAGGGCCTAAACCTGCAGCACTTGCAGGCAAGATGCGTTCCAAGTATGAAGAGGGCGATGACGAATACGCACAGAAGGTTCAAGCCTATGAAGAGAAAAAAAGTCAGGTAATCAGAGATTACGGCCAGGCCTATCAGGACTGGCAATCAAAAGCTTACGAGCTATCTAAGCTGGATTTTTCAAAACCTGAAAACAGGAAAGCTTACGAAGACCATATAGCGTCAAAGCCTAAGAAGCCTAAGCTTCCAAGGACTCCATCTAAAAAAGCAAAAGATACCAAGCAGCTCACACCGGAACAGGCGACACTTAGAGGTCGGACTATAGATAGCACCATAGAGCATGAGGGTTTCCACAGTCTTATCGATCAAATCTCTGACCGGTATGGACCAAACGCTGCGGTAAGGGTAAAACAAAAGTTGCTTGAACAGCATCATCCAGATGCTATCGAGGCTGTTGGTAATTTTATCGCCGATACCAGAAGGTACAAGCGTGACAGTCCTTATTTCGGAGAAGAGATCTTGACCCATGCTCGAGATCTACTGGTCAATCCTAAGAAAAGAGAAGATTTTAAACGCTACATTAAAGACGATAACCTGTTTAATCAGCACATGAAGAACTTAAAGCGTGGTCATCAAAAGGCTTACAAAGTTGCACAATCAATCAAGCCTGAAGATATCACAACCTCCATGGAAAACCAGCAGATGGCAGCTTCTGAAGAGATGAAGAAAGGCGCTGCACGTCGTATTTTTGGTAAACTTGACCCAAATAAACTTCCTGGTCGAGATAAGGTTAACGAATGGCAACAATCCGTTGGTTTCCTACAAGATATGGACAGCAGCTACGATGACGAAACCCATAGACAAGTTCGAAGCGAAATTCCTAAAATGGAAGGCGGATTAAGGCTTAGGGCTTTAAATAAGCTTTCAAATAAAACACTTACCCGAATACATCCTGAAACAGGAAAAAGACAGTTTCTTCTTTTTAGAGGTATTAGTGGAGATGAAAAAGAAAACGTATTAAATCGAGGATTGGTTCGACACAATGAACATTCTAGCTGGACTCCCCACATTGCAGCCGCAAGGGGTTTTGAGGAAGATTATGATATAAAGGACGATGGCTCTTCAAAAACTATAGCGGCGTGGATAGATGAGGATAAAATCCATTCGGCTCCTCACATGTACGGGAAAATGCCGTCCATCGAAATGGACATGGACAACGCCGGAAAGTTTTACACTCCCGATAAAAATAAGCCTGGCAAAAACGATTATAGTTTTGAGCATGAAATTATTGTGGCTCCACATACTTCCGACCGTGCTACGAAAGGCGACGTCAAAAGGTATTATGCAATCTATACTCCAACCAGAACTAAGATGGCACAAACGGACCCCCAAAAAGACCTTCATGGAAGAATTAACTACCGTGGAGAACGGGATAAGTCTGGTTTCAGATCTACAAAACAATACCCTCTAGTTAGAGAAACAAAGCCTCTTCCTTCAGCAGTCAAAGATATCATGAGGACCATGAAGGCTCCTAAGAAGATGGCAGCTAGCGAGGAAGAAAATGAGTAGCCGGTACGCTGTCATTCTTGTCAAGGGACAGGGACCTACCTATCTAATGGGAACTCGTAAGGACAACGGAAAAGTAAATTTTCCTGCTGGCGGTATTAACGATGGAGAAGATCCAAAAGTTGGGGCCGAGAGGGAACTTCGAGAAGAAACTGGTTTTTCTGGTAAAAACTTCAAACTTGTTGGTTTATACAAGAAAAAAGATAAACAAGGCAAGCCTATCATCGTTTACGTTTACACCGCAGAGATCGACGGTAAACCAAGTCTTGAAAAAGATCCAGATATGGAGTTTCAATCGATATACTGGAGAGACCCTTTTACGGTTCCCAGTGAAGATTTACACATAAAGCCATCAGAAAATTCTGGAATCAAGGCGCTCATCGAACTCATCAAAAGATGATTCAGACTCCCATAGTTTCTTCTTATTAAAATGGTGCCTGATCCTTACCCTACCATCAGAGTACACAACCACCTCACCACGCATCTGGCCTGCTCTCCATGATGCTTTGTTAAACCTGCCTACAATAGACAATAGCTCATCCATCGAAAGGCCTGTAAGCTCTAACGCTTTTGGTATATTAGCTTCGTCAGATAAGTAGAAAGACTCGATTATCATTCACAAAATGTAGCATATATTGTGATAAAATCAAGCTTTATCTAACTCTGCCTCGTATTTGCCGTCCCAAAATGCTGGGTTAGGATTAGGTTGGGTAGAGGGTACAAAGAAACGCTTACCAGATCTTGGCGCTCTTATCTGTAAGTGAATCCAGGAACCACCCTTATGGTTGGTCCAGCATGGGTGTTCGACGTACAAGCCTAGATCTTTAAGCTTGGACCTGTTTGCCCAAACATATTTCCAGGTAATGCCAGAGGCGTCGTCATCTAGATCGATGGCCGCTCCTTTGAAGTGCCAGCTTGTAGCCGATCCGTTTTTAGGACTGTCTTGAGGTCTTCTGTACCCGTCGTTTACCTTTTTAGGTAACTGTTTTGGCCAGGTGTAGCCTTCAAAAAACTTGTTGATCTTCTCAACCAGTTCTTCCATGTTCTTTTGATGTTCTTCAGGAAGCTCTTCAAATTTTGCACGACCCATCAAGATGTCTTCGATGGTTACAAACTGTTTTACGGCAACCTGCGGTTTCTTTTCTTCTTTAGCTGGAGGTTCTTCTTTTTTAGGTTCTGACTTATTCTCCACGTCCTTAACAGCTTCTGAAGCTACCGACTGAGAGTTGCCCATAAACATCTTGATAATTTCAATTATGATCTTGATCATTGCTGGCCTCTTTGTGCTCTGTATTCGTCGTGTCCTTCACCTATCCACGATACCTGTCCACCTTTAAATCCAAAACCAGGAGCTAGGAATGCGAGGGAGCAACGGCATCGACAATGTAACCCCGCGATTTTAGGGTTGTTTTCGCCTTTTTTGTGATAGCCAAAACCAATCTCGCTCAGCTTCCAAACTCTTGGTGTAACTAGATCGGGCATCAAATGCAAGCGGACACATTCGCTGCAAGTTTTTCCGTCTCTAACTACCACAAAATAAACATTAGGATCGCTAACCCCCTGAGAAGCCGCGACCTTACCGATCTGAAGAGCTTTCCCCATGTTTCTAGCTTTGGTGCTTTCGGCTTCTGCGATAGTTTTAAAATGGCTCTTGGCTTTTTCTAAATTTTCATTTATTATGCTTTTTATATCTACCGTAGAAGGCCTTTGATTTTTTAGATGTTGTTCCTTAACATAGCTATCGATCTTTTCAGTCATCTGAGCTTTTGTCTTTGCTCTTAAAGAAGAGATATATTCTTCGGCTGTTGACAGTAGATTTTTAAGAGCTTCTCGTTCCTGTGGCAAAGGTCTTTCAGATCCTAAGGTTTTTAGGAAGATATGAGCCAAGGTTAAATTTGGTTTACTTGTAAATATTATGGATTTTTTATTTCTTAAAGATGGAATCTCACCCACAAGCTGTAAAGCCATCCTATCAAACAGATCATCTATAAGTTCGTGAATCTTGTTTTTAGAAGCCGAGCTGATGCCACGCATAGTGACCTACTCTTTCTTTGTTAGGGCTTCTGTACTCAAGATAGAAGTTATGTCTTTTGCCGAGTTTTGTGCTTCTTGTTCCCACTTCTTTAAGATATCGTCAACGATTTTAGCTTGCATAGACACTGCTTGTTTTGCATCCTCAGGAAGGTTTACCTTATATGAAAACGAAAGAGGTCTTGGAGGTTGACCCATTTTTTTACTAGCTTCTTTGGTAGCCTTTTCAAGTTTTTGAAACATTCGGTTGTTTTTTATAACCTCTAAAGATTTTTTCATATCTTCAATAGAAGGTTCTGATTTGTTTACTAAGCTTTCAAGCTCAGCAATAGCAGCATCCATTTCGTCTCCACCTGCTTCAGGAACAGGTGCTTGTTGATCGATCCCAGGAGGCATCTCAGCACCAGGGGGCTGATTCATCGCAGGTCCTGCGGCCATTTGGCTTTGCATCATAGCTGCTTGTTGGGCCTGCATCTGGGCTTGTTGTGCCATGTTTTGAACTTGAGTCTCGTTAGAGCCTTGTTCGTAACCTGTACGGAAAGCAATATCAAGAGCTTCTACGAAACGGGCTCTTAAATCCATGTACTTCTTTTTGTAGTCTACTCCATCATTTCCTTGCATGTTACTTCCTCTCTGAATCTTCTTCTAGATAATCTTGTATCATCATCTTCAAGATCTCAATAGCATAAGGTTTTGTTGCGTAATAAGCCTTTACGGCAGCAGGGTTGATTTGCATCAAAATTTGCATATTTTGAATCCAAAACGGATCTCTCTTATACTTTAAAAGAGGATCGGCCAAAGCCGCTGGACTTTGCATGAATTCGGCCATAATTTCAGCAACATCCACATACTTGTCTGCGATAATTTGCCAGTGTTCGTTAAATGGCACCTTTCCGGCCATTCGTTCTCCAACAGGCTTCTTGTCGACATCGATCAAAACCTGATCATAGTCCATATGGATCGGCATTGCTTGCTGAAGCCTATTTGTTTCCTGATCTCTTGACTGTGCATCTAAACCGGAAAGTTTGATCGTGCAAAGCTGGGCAAGCTCAGGGTCCATAATATGGAAAAGTTTTTCATTTAAGAATGATTGAAACTGAAGAATAAGCGGTCTTAAACCAGTGTCTCGAGCGGCTGTTAGCTTGAACTCGTTTGAAGAGTTATGGACTACAAACCCGTTCAATACAAACGCGTGTTCGTCATCAAAAACCTCTACATCGACCATCTCGCATGATTCGCCAAGAAGACTTTTACTTTTTATCTTTTCTACGTTATACTCGCTAATCCATTCAGGCAAGATAACATTAGCCTTAGCCGCATACCTTTTTATGGTATTTAAACTTAGGTTTATAGTGCCTTTAATGGCTGCGGTCAAACCATCTCTTTCTGCCTTGTCTAATAGCTTGAAACCTTCCGATTCTTTTATCGTAGAGCATAAAAGATTTACGGTAGAATGAGGAAGTTCATCTAATAGCCATTTTTTCTCTTTTCTCCTAAAGTTTTTATGCTCTTGAACAAAACCGATCATTTCCCAATATTTTTCAGTGTCTCTTACAGAGATTTTATGGCTAAAATCTTGAGTTCCAGATAGGTTATCTGGTCTGCTATTATCCCTTTTGACTCCTTTATACCCATTAGATCTTATACCCAATTCGTATAAGAGCCCTCTAACTTCATTTCTTAAATGATCTTCTTGTATAGTTAAAATAATCTGTCCTGTGGTGGTCGCATGTCCATCGGCGGAGAATAGTCCTCTTAAAAAGGCAGCCTTATATTCAGCAGGTATTAGATGCAAGAATTCTGGGATGGATTTACCGTTTGAAGAGGTTTCAAATCCATTTTCTAGTAAAAATCTAACAAAATCGGTATCATAGATAGTTATGCGCCTTCTTAACTCTGCTACATTTTTAAATCCATAGCGCCCCTTAATTTTTTCTTGCTCTTCTGGAGAAACGGGCTTATTGTCTTCTTTGGCGTTAACACCAAAAGAAGTCAGTATATTTAAATGTCTTTGTTGTACGTCTGCTTCTTTATCGTGATGATAAAATAAGGCTATCTTTCCACCTGCTCTAAAACGAGGAGCAATAAGAGAACCGTCTCCTGTCATCCAGCCTAGAACTTCAAGAAGTTCTTTAGTGATTTTTTTGCCGTTAAAAGAAGGTAAGAAATCCTCGTGTCCCTTTATAGGCTGAGCGTTAACTAGAACGTAATCACCTTCTTTTAAATCTGACTGGTGAACCCATGCAGGCGATCCGTCTTCACCTAAAGCTAAAAATCTGTGGTCTGGAGACGTTCTTACGGTTAAACCGCTAGTTGTAACTGTTTGGGCCAATTGTTTGGTTCCAGTTTTAAATACCCTACCTTCTTGCCATTTTTTACCAGTCCACACCATAAGAGGTGCTTCTGTTTTTTCTCCAAGAATTTGTCTAGCAGTCTTATATCCGAGACTGGACAAGAAAGGAGAGTCTATATCGAAACATTCAGACAATGTCTGAGCGTTCGTCCCCCTTGACAAGTGTCCATAGCCAGGAAGTTCATCAGGCGACATACTAAAAGTTGACAAGATATTTCTTGCGACCGCATCGTACAAGAATTGGAATTCTCCATCTCCTGCACTTGAAACCATAGGCGTCCAGCCTATCTCGTCTTCTTTACCGACTCCGAATACAGGGACTCTGAAAGAGTTGCCTACATTGTTGATGGATGCCATAAAGTCTTGTTTTAACTGGTTTAAAGTATTCTGATCAAGCTCTTCAGACTTGATTACCAGGATACCTTTAGCGGCCCTTCCGTTCTGAAAGTAAAGCTTGTTGTAGGCATCAATCGAAAGATGTGTAGTAATTGAACTAATACATGTATCGATAGGGGTTACTGGGTAACCGTTATGATCAATATCGTTTGATGGGAAAAGGTTGTGAACCAGCAATTCATCTGGTGCAAAAGCCTGTTTTGGCGTGCCCTCTATAACCTGAACATACGCGTATTCATCTTTTTCGAAGGCGGCCCCATTAATTTTTTTGCCCGTAACCTGTTCAAGAAGTCTGATACCAGACTGTCTTAAACCCTGAGCTGTTTCGCCTTTTTTTACCGTTCTATATACAGTGCCTGCGTCAACAGGTCGAAAACGATTAAATTTTTTGGCGCGATCTTTTAGATTTGAACCGTCGCCGTTGTCATTTTCTTCGTAGACAATCTCGGTAGCGAAACGGCCTAAAGATAATCCGTCCATAGTTTGGAGATAGAAAAAGTCTGAAAGGCTCATTTTTTCATTTTCTGGCAAGCCCTCAGTGTGGCCACAATTGACCAACATTTTTTTAAATCTCTCGATACGGTCTTTAACCTTAACCATTTGCTCTGGCTTGATGTGTTCTTCAAATTCTGATTTGATAGAAACTTCAATACCTACATCAAAACGATCTTTCTTAATGTGTCCAAACATGGACATCGTGTTTGCCCGTGCTCTAAGTATTGATGCCACCAAGTGGTTTTGGACGCGAACAAGTTTAAGAACCGAATCAGGAAGAAGCTTCTTCTTAATTTTATAAACGCCTGCATAGTGATCAGTCGATACTGGGTCTTCTGTAAAACCGATACGAGGAGCAGCACTTTTTTTGGCCGTCCCCATCGCATGCTTGATGGCAAACGTAAGGGGTCCCTCACCTTCATTTTTTACTAAGTTATTGGCTTCTAATACGGCTGCGTCGATTTCTCCTGCCGCAAAAATCACATTCTTTTTTGTTTTTTGCTGATCTTCTGACATAGATTACTCGATACTTACAAAGTAAAGGGTTGCCATATCCGTACCGTTATTAGTGATCGTCATCTCCCACATCGTAGAACGCTTTAAGAGCATACCAGGAAGTGAATTATTACCTTCTATAAAAGGCTCGATCTTAGATTCTGCTATACCGTTAACAGTAACATTTACAGGCTTATCGGTTTCTACATACACAAGCTTTTTTGCTGAAGAATAAATAGTAACTGAAGGGTTTACCAGCCCTGTTTCGGTGGCCAATACACCAGCAGAGAAAAATTCGACCAAATTATCTTGTACCCCTGTAACTTCGTATGTACTTTGATTAGTCGAAAAAAATCCAGAACCAAGTTTAATTTTGTCGCCTTTCTGCACTCCTGATGCGGAGTAAATTCTAATTTCGTCGGCATAGTTAGAACCTAAAGTGATAGAAGCTTCAGCGATAGCCGATGAGTTTTCAACGGTAACGCTGTTGGTTGTTTTTGACAAAATCTTAAACCTGCCACGGTTTGCAGCATTAAAAATATTT